AACCTAAAAAAATAAGTTTAGGCTAACCTAAAAAAATAAGTTTAGGCTAACCTAAAAAAATAAGTTTAGGCTAACCTAAAAAAATAAGTTTAGGCTAACCTAAAAAAGGAATAATAAGGCACCGCAGTTATAAGGCTGATAAAAAGAGATCAAATAATAAAGTTAAATAATATTAATAGTACATGATATTAACTTTAGTAATACTTTTTTTAAACTGTAAAAATCAGTAAAAAATTAATGTTAACAATATGAACAAAAAACCTCTCTCCTTGCTCAGATTAGCCTAAAACACCCTTCAGCATCGTTTTAGGAAATGGTTATTTTTAAATAGTGACATTATTATTAAAATAGGTCAAAAATATAAAAAAACACGTCCTATTAATTTAATTAAAGAGCTGATTAATTAAAACAATACTTAAGGCAAAAAGTACTAAAATACTTAAAATCTAGCCTTAAAAAATGTAATACAATCTAGAAAAAAGATAAAAAAATAATAGATAAAAAAAAATAACTAGTAAAATTAATAAAAAAATGCTGATCGAATACAATAAAATAAAAAAGCTAACAATCATAACAATACATAATATTAACTAAATATTTTTAGGGCCGCCTAAACTTTAAAACAATAGTATAAATAATAAACTAGGTATAAAAAATATACTAACCATTAAAAAATGCTGATCAAATACAATAAAAATTAATAGTTAATAAAAGTAACAATAAATAATATTAACTAAATAAAAATTCGCAGCATAAAAAATAAACCAGGAATAAAAAAAATACAAAGTATAAAAAATATACCATAAATAAAAATGCTGATCGAATACAATAAAAATAAAAAGCCAATAATAATAATAGAAACCTTTATATACTAGTTATAACAGATTATTATATATCAAGAGTTAATATTTAACTCATTATTGGAGGCTTTTAAATATGGTAAATAATATCAAAGTTAGAAGGCAGTTAAACGAGCTCAATAACTTATTATTAGAAATGAAATTTAAAGATGCTCAAATATGGATAAAAATTGTTGAACGTTTAGAGTCATTAAAATATGATGCTGATCAAAGTTTAAAAAAGGAGTACAAAGAACTATCAGAACCAAATAAAAAGGCTATTGACTATTTAATAAATTATGCCTTTGAAAAATATTTATATTATTTATAATATTCTTTTATATTTCAAATCTTTTTTATTTTTTAAATTTTATTTTTTCATTAAAATTTTATAGGAGTTATAACAATGAATCAAAAGAACCAAAACAACAAGACAGAAGTTTTAAAAATTATTGAAAATGCTAAATCAATTATATTAAGCATCCCGACTTTATATGACTTTAAAACAGATGCAAATAAAAAAGGCAAGGTTTATTATTATAGGCAACCTAGCCGCCTAGAATATTCTATTAAAGTTTTAAACAATCTCAAAGAAGAAGTAGAAGCATCCGAAGATATTGACCAAACAATATTAAATTATTTCTTTATAAAAATCGGTAACATCAAATTAGATGACCTTGTTTATTCTGTTGGTCCTAGTCATCTTTGTACAAGTTTTTTAAATAAAAATTGTGCTAATTGTGGCATATGTTACGGCTTTAAGGATGAAAGGCAAAATAACGCCCTTAAGGCTAGAATTAAAAATTATATCTTTATAGAGTATGTCATTAAAACTAACAATTACGAATTAATCAAAAAGGCAGTACAAGAGATCAAACCGAACGAGTTAATAAACTCATACAATAGCAAAGCAGAAACCGAAACCGATAAAATAACCCTAGAAAATGTTAAAGCCTTAAGACTCAACGAGTCAGGAGATTTAGAAAACAAGCACGAAAAATATATTAAAGTACTAGTTAACGAGCTCAAAAACATATTTGACCTTAAAAAGGTTTATAGTTATACTCATAACCCTAATTTAAACAAGGAATTGTTTAAAAATGTAAATATAAACAAATCCTTAAATTGTACAGAAACTATAAACTATTTAGAATCAGTTAAAAACCTAGACCATAATATTTATTGTAATTGTACTATTGAAGAAGTAGAATATTTAAAACAGTACTTAAAAACCAAAGGCATAAAATTTTATATATGCTGCTCAAATTGTAAAAAATGCAATTACTGTAAAATAAACTTAAAAGGAGTGATAATAACTATAAATCATTAATCTTTTTAAGTTTATAAAATTATATTTCAAAACTTTTTTATTTTTATATTAAATTTATAGGAGTTAATAAAAATGTATACATTAAGAATAAACAATTACACAACCCCACAAAAACCAGTATTATTAAAATTTGAAGACTACGAAGCATTTATAAAAAAATCTAACGAAATCTTAAAAGGTAACCCATTTATTATTGAATCAATAGACACACAAAGGAGCAGCAAGAGATCAAAAGATTTATTCATTATGGATATGAGAAGCCCAAAATTAAACCTAAATGTAAGTATATATATCGACCTTGAAAACCTAGAGAATTTTTTTAATATAGCAAATCTAATAAAAGAGAATATGTATATATCTAAATTTAAACAAGGTTTCAAATTTTTTTTATTTTTTCCATAAATAATTTATAGGAGTTATAAGAATGATAATATTATTTAAAGAATCCGACATAATCCCAATACTAAAAGGAACTAAAGACATAACAACAAGAGAAAATAAAGGACAGTACAAAAACTTAAAAATAGGTCAGACAGTAAAATTTAAAGCCAATTACTCAAGACCATATTTTGCAAAAGCCACAATAATAAATATAGAATACAAAACATTAAAAGAGCTCAAAGCCCAAGACATCCACCGAATAGGCTTTAAAACTAAAAAGGAGTACTTAAAACAAGATTATAATCAAGAGATCAAAGAAAACGAGAAAAAAATAATAATAACCTTTAAAATAACCAAAAACAATATACTAGCCTATTTAAAGTGATAATATGAAAAAAACATTTATAATAACAGACAAAGAAAAAGAGATCAATAAAATAATATATGACCATAATACTAAAAAATATACCTACGAAAAAAAGCCCCCCAGTAACGATATAATAACAATAAAAGAATACTTAAAAAAATATAAAAACAATACATATATAAACAAAATACAAATAAATATAAAAACATATAATATAAAATGCAAAATAGAATAAAAAATAAAAACCAATAATAAAAAAAACATATCTAAAAAGTTTTTTATTTTTATTCCTTTTTTTTCTTATTTCATTTTTTCTTTTTTCTTTTTTTATAATTTAATAATAATAATAATAATAATAATAATAATACTCAAAAATATAACGCTGTTATATCTGCATAATATAACAATAGTTATATTTTTTTATCAGCCTTATAACTGCGGTGCCTTATAACTGCGGTGCCTTATAACTGCGGCCATTTATTTCAAATCTTTTTTATTTTTTCCACTAGTCAGAGATCAGAACCAAAGCCACAAGCCACAAAAATAAATTATAGTATTTAGTTAACTAAACCATAACAACAAATTATTATTTAAAACGTTCTAAAGCTCAAGCCCTGGAAATGCTGCAATTAAAAAAAAATATTTCAAAAGTTATGTCGAAAAAAAGAACCGCACCATAGGTTGGTGGGGTGTGTTTTTGTGTGGTTTTTTGGGTTTGGGGGTTTCAATGGTTTTTTGTTTTTTCTTTTTTTTTTCGTGTGTGTTTGGTTGTTTTGTAGTGTGTTTTTATTTGTTTGTGTTGTTATATCTTTTTTTATGGATGTTGTTGTTGATAGTAGGGAGTCAGGGGTTCGTTGTGGTGTGGCTGTTCGTGGTTTCGCCTTGGAGGGTTGTAGTGTTGTTGTGGATGTTTTGGAGTTTGGGGATTATTTGTTTGATGGTCTTGTTGTTTGGGAGTATAAGACTGTTGCTGATTTTGTGAGTAGTTTGTGGGATGAGTCTTTGTTTAATGAGGTTTTTAATCAGTCTAGTGTGTTTGTTTTTAGTTTTTTGGTTGTTGAGGGTGATTTTCGTAAACATTTTTATAAATCTTATTGGAGTAATCGTAAGGCTCGTTTGAAGTATCATAGTGTTGATGATTATGTTAATACTATGTTGAAGATTGTGGATGGTGCAGTTCGTAGGCTTCGGACTATCGTGAATGTTATTATTCTTCCTACTATGGCGGAGTGTTTGAATGAGATGTTGGAGCAATCTCGGAAGTGTGTTGAGTTTAAGAGTTATGGTGGTGTTGTCCGACCTTCTAGGGAGTATCATATGAATCCTTGTAAAGCACCCTTGATGAGTATTAAGGGGGTTGGTGATAAATTATCTGATAAAATCATTAGTGAATTAGGCTTGTCTTGTTTATCTGATTTGTGTGATGTTTATTTTGATGATTTAATCAGCATTAAGGGTGTTAATAAGGGTATTGGTGATGGTTTTTGGAGATTAGTGTATGGTATGGGTTATGATGAGTGGTTGAGTGTGAATGATTTGTTAGGTGTTGATGGTGTTGGTATTGTTAAGGGTAGGAGTGTTCATTCGTACTTGTTGAAATGATGGGTCTTTTTCAGTTCTTTTTGTTGGATTTGGTTTTTGGTGAGTGTTACTGTCATTTATTGGTTTATCATTCTTTATTTCTTGGTGGTGTTTTGTTGACTAGTGTTATGGTGTATACTGATGGCTCGTATAATAATCAGGTTGGTGTTGGTGGTTGGTCTGTTGTTAATGATGATTATTGTTTGAGTGGTGTGATGTTTGATGGGAATCCTTTCATCTTGGAGGCTTATGCAGTATATATGGCTATGTTCATATTTAATGGTTTGGATGAGATTGTTATTTGTTGTGATTGTAAGTCGCTTGTTAGGATGTTGTGTGTTGATGATTCGGAGAGTATTGATAAGTATTGTAGAAGGCATTGGGTTATGGGTTTGATTTTTGATCTTATGTCTGTTTCGGAGTCTTGTTTTGTTTTTCATAAGGTTAAGGCTCATAGTGGGAATAGGTTGAATTGTTTGGCTGATAAGGTGGCAAGGAAGTCTTATAAGGGCTTGTTATAGGTTGTTTTTTGAAGAGTTTTGGTGTTATGAGTGGTAGGTTGAGTAAGGATGATAAGCGGTTTTTGAAGAGTGTTCGTAGGATGGAGATTGGTGATGAAGTGACTGTTCATGGTTATGATGTGTTGTGTGTGGAAGATGGGTTTTATCTTGTGATTCATCCTAGTGAAGGTATTCGTGAGAAGTGTTTTGATGAGTTGAAGGATTGGTTGGTTACTGGTGTTGGTTTGGAATGATGGATTTTGAGCTTGTTGATGGTAGGGTTAGGATGTGTCATGATTATGTTAGGTTGTTCTTGGAGTATTGTAAGGTTTTGAACTTGTTAAGGTATGCTCCTGATGATGTTCATCTTTATTCTAAATTAGTGGAGTTGGAGAAGGAGTTGGTTTCTGATGAGTGGTTTAAGTTGTGAAAATTGTGGACATAGGCAGTCTTTCCTTAAGTTGGGTGGTGCTGATCGTTGTTGTAGGTTTAAGAATATGCTTACAGAGTATGCTTATGAGATTTGTAAGGGGGAGTATTATTTTGATAAGGGGAAAGGTTTGAGTTTGTATGCTTTTCAGGAATGGTTTAAATTATTATCTGATGATGAGAAGGAGATGCCTTTAGGTGTTCATGTTAATGGTAGGTTTGTTGAGCCAATTATGGTCTTGAAGAGTGGTAGTAGGGATGGTTGGCAATGGATTATTTATTGTAAGGGTGATTGTGATGATGAAGGATGTTGATGAGATGACCCATAATGATGTGGTTGATTCTCTTGGTGTTTTGTATAGGATTATAATGGAAGTCTTGATTCCTTATACTTTAGAAAGGGATTTTAAGGAAGAGTTTAAGGATTTTGAAACTATTGAATCATTTGAGTGTATGCTTGATGAAGTTCAAGCTATTGGTCATGTGATTGAATTGTATGATGTTCTTGTTGAGAAACCATTTCTCCTGTTGAGTGATTATGATTTAGAATCATTATTTAAGAAGTTATTACATTTTTCTAGAGAGTCTTCTGATGAGTCTTATGATGAAGATGATCTTGTGGGGTTGTTTGTTAAGAGTCTTAAGGAGTGATTATGGTGGTTGATATTCAATCTGTTTGTGATGAGTGGTTTGGTGGTTGTAAGCCGAAGTTTCTTAAAAGCATAAGTTACACTACTCCTAGGGGGAATAGTGTTGAAGCATTGATTTGTAGGAAGCCTAATAAGTTTTTAGGTAGTTTGTTCATTTTTAATGTGAATGGTGAGAGTGTTGAGCAGTTTGTTCCTAGTATGCCGAAGATTCATTATTTTGATGATTATCATCAGCCTTCTTTCAGTAATGGTGTTCATTATGATTGTATGGAAAAATTGGATGGTACTTGTGTGATCCTTTATCCTTTACTGGATAAGAATGGTGATGTGTTGGAAGTTGTTCCTAAAAGTAGGAATATGGGTGTCTTGGATGATGGTTTCTTGAAGAAGTATGAGAAGATTGATACTTTGAAGTATGAAGAGTATCTTATGAAGAATCCTTCATTTGTATTATTATTTGAATTGTATGGTATGGGTAATTTGCACAGTATTAAGCATATGAATACTTATTTGGATCTGGCTTTTTTAGGATGCTTTAATAATGGTGAGTTGCAACAGTATATGAGCTATTTTGCGAATGATGGTTGTAGAAGATTGTTTGATGTTTCCTTTGATAATGATGAGTATTCTTTAAGTAATAGGGGCTTGTGGCTTAATTTTTATCCTTATGTGGAATTGAGCTTGAGATGGTTTACTGATTTTGGGGATTGTGTTAAGGAGATTCAGGCACAATTGGAGAAACTTAATGAGTCTTATTTCAAGGTTAATAATCGGTTAGCCATTGAAGGTGTTGTTCTTAATTATAAGGATAATGATGGTTTTTCCCATTATTTAAAGATTAAGCCTTCAAGTATTGAATTGGAGCATCGTAGCGAAGGTGGTGTTCCTAGGCAGTTCATTATGAAGGAATTGATGAAATATTTGGATGAGTATGGGAGTGTGGCTAAAGAAGAGTATGAGAAGAGTCCTGATCATTATTTAAGTTATATGTATAGGATGCTTGGTGAAGAATTCAACTCTTTAAGCATTGACAAGTCAAGGGGGAAGATGATTAATTATCTTGAGAAGAAATTGTATCCCCCAGTTTATGATGATGAGATTGTTAATATTTGTGAGAATCTGATTAAGGAAAATCAAGGATTAAGCATTACTGATTATATGAGATTATTTGGTCAGCAGAATCCTTTCTTGAAAAGGAAGAGTAGGTTGGCTTATAATGTTTTTAGTGAAAAGTTGTTGTAAGTTTTATGATTATTCATTTTTTTTTTGGCATAAGCATTTTTTTGGGGAGTTATGAATTTTTTAGAAGATTATGGTAGCGAATGATAAGGATGATAAGGTATTAACCTATTTAAGCCTTTTTAGTGGTATTGGGGGGTTTGAATTAGGTATATATGAAAGCAGATGGAAGGATAAGTTAATCAATATAGGATATTCGGAGATTGATAAGTATGCAGACAGTATTTACAAGCACAGATTCCCAACTAGAATGGTCAAAGGATACGAAACCCACAAGCCTTTTGGAGATGTTAGAGAAATCAGAACTGGAGACCTACCAAATTTTGACTTATTGGTTGGCGGATTCCCATGTCAAGCATTTTCTCATGCAGGAAAGAGAAGAGGGTTTGATGACACAAGAGGAACTTTGTTTTTTGAAATTGCAAGGATTCTCAAGGACAAAAGACCCCGATATTTTTTACTCGAAAACGTTAAAGGTTTATTATCTCATAACAAAGGAAAAACTTTCAAGAGAATACTTGAAGTTCTTGCCGAATTGGGGTATGATGTTAAGTGGGAGATACTTAACAGCAAAAATTTCGTACCCCAAAACAGGGAAAGGATATTTATTAAAGGATATCTTAGAGAAAAATGTGGAAGAGAAATATTATCTTACTCAAACAAGGGCGAAGAAACTACTTCGGAAATAGATTCTTTCATCCTTCCAAATAGTAGTGGGAAGATTATTAATAAGGATGGTGTCACTTGTGCTTTAAGTTGTGGTGGTAGGCAGAGTGGTGCTAGGACTTTCATTGTTGATGATTTTGAGTCTGATAAGAATGAGAAGGGTGGCGATATTAAGATTATTAATAAGTCACAAGTGAATCATGGCAATGATTATGTCTATGATGTTAATGGGGTTAGCCGAACCTTGTTGAGTAGGGATTATAAGGATCCAGTTAAGATTTTGGAAGATTCTAATCAAGGTTCTGTTCCTGATTGTGTTAGTAGTGATTGTGATGGTGAGATAAAGGTTGTTGGTAATTTTAGTGAAACTAATCATAATGGTGCGAATGTGTATAGTGAAGATGGGATTTCTCCCACTATCGTGAGTGGTAGTGTTGTTAAGAATGGTCTTCATGTTCTTGAGAAGGAGAGTGATGTTAAGTTGAAGAAGTTGAATGATAAATCTCAAGCACAAGCCATTTATGATATTGATGGTTTAGGTTGTACTTTATCTGCTAATGGTGGTGGTGATGGTGGCAAGACTGGTTTGTATATGATTCCTAGTGATCATGTTGGTGTTTCAAAGGATACTATTCAAATCAAAAATGGCACTAAAAAGGGTTATCTTGAAGCGAAGGCTGATAGAGATGGCATCCTTATTGGCAGAGAGCATAGTGATACTCGTAGGGGTAGAGTTCAACCTGATAGTACTGGAACTTTGGATACTGATGCTAGTTGGGGTGTGTATCATAATTATAGGATTAGAAGGCTGATTCCAATGGAATGTGAGAGATTGCAAGGCTTCCCTGACAACTGGACCAAGTATGGTGTTGATGGTGAGTTGATTAGTGATACTCAAAGATACAAGTGCCTTGGTAATGCAGTTACTGTGAATGTTATTAAAGCTATCTTCGATGGATGGGATTTGGTATGTTAGTTGAAGATTTGATTAAGATACTTGATGGTTTCAATCCGAAGGCAGAGATTAGTCTTGTTGATAGTGAGAGTATTTATGTGTCTTATATTTGTGAAGATGATGCTACTCCTTTGACTACTGGTCATGTTTTTCTTGAAGGTTGTGATTTGTGTAGGGATTGTGAGTTTTTTGATGATGGTTTTTGTGGAGTGTATGATAAGTTTTGTGATGATGTGGATGAGTGTTTTCAGTTTGTAGAGTGTGATGAGTGACTGTAGGAAGGTTTGTGTTTGGGGGGGTTTTGGTGAGAAGTGTAGTAATGGGGGTACTCAATATTATTTTCAGGATAGGATTTATGATACTAATGGTTTGTGTCCTGCTTTGACTACTTATATGAGTAAGGGTTATTGGATTATTGTGTGGGAAGATTAATAATTGGTGAATTTTATGAAATGTAGTCTTGAAAAGTATTGTGTTGAAATAGGGAGAAAATATGTATAAGTATAAAAATAAGGAAAAACCATCTATCTGTCCTATGGGTGAGTTAATAGATGGTTTGGTTAATTGTTATTGGTTTGGTAAGGTGACCTTGATGGATTGTGATAAATGTACTGTTCGCAAGGATTTGAAAATGATAAAAAAGGGAGAGTAATTAAGTATCTTATGAATTTTAAGGAAATTTTGGAAGAGTTTAAGGTATTAAGGAAATTTCACACTAGTGATAAGGATAAGGATACTACCATATTTTTTCGTGGAAAGGATAATCTTGGCGGTTCCTTGGTAATAGTTTCTTCTGATAAGGAATGTGTTTTTGATTTGGAAAAGATCAGTTTGATGAGTCTTTCTAAGCATTATGGTTTGTTGATTCATTATGATGATTTTGATAATCGTAGGGTGTGTCCTTATAGGTTTGATGATATTATTAAGATTAATGTGAATATGAATTAAAAGATGATGATTATTGATGGTTTGTGGGGATTGTTTTTATTTAGAGTATATTGATGGTGTGGGTTTCTGTAATTATTTCTTTGAAGATGTGTGTTTAGATGATGTTTGCAAATATTTTGTGATGGATGATGAAGGATGAATTGTTGCGAAAGTATTATTCTGATTTGAAAAGGATTAATGATTTGAGAAGAGAGAATGATACTGAAGAGTTGAGTCAGAGATATAGGGATAAATTGTTTCAGATAAAGTACCTTATTAGGTATGGTAAAGTTATTGAGTATGATTATGAATAATAGTGTATATGTCTTGTTTTGGATTTACTTAATATATTTTATGGGTTTCTTGTTTATTGTTACTGGTCATTTTTATGGGTATCAGAGTTGGATTTATTATGGTTTATTCTTGGGATTGTTTGGTTTGTTGTTGAATATCAGTCTTCGTGTTGTTACTATTGAGTATTTGTTGATGGGTGCTGATATTAAGTATGATTTTGGTGAAGATGAGTAATTTTATGGGTATTTGATTATGTTAAAGGATGAGTATGCTTTAAAAGATGGTGAAGTTGTTAATATTATCCCTATTGGGGATACACATATAGGTAGTAGTCAGTTTAATGAAGAATTTTTTGAGTACTGGTTAGAAACAATATCTGATATTAAGAGTAATCGTAGGATTTATTTAATGGGGGATATGTTGGAATCTGCCAGTAAGAGTGTTGGTAATAGTGCCTTCAGTACTAATATGAGTCTTGAGGACCAAAAAGCTTATTTGATGGATGTGTTGAATCCTTTGAAGGATGATATTGTTGGTTATTGTAATGGTAATCATGAGAATAGGCTTATTAAGGAGTATAATTTTGATATTGTTCGTGATATATGTAGGGAGTTAGGTATTAAATCTTATAATCAGAATATTGATTCATTTAAGGTTAATGATTTCAGTTTTGATGTTTTCACTAGGCATGGTAAGGGTGCTAATGGTAAAAGGCATCTTGCAATGGGTAAACTTGAGCGAAACACTACTGGTATTGTTGCTGATTTGTATCTTGAAGGTCATAATCATCGTTTGATTAATTGGAATAATTTGTTTAGGGATAAGGATGGTTTGAAGAGAAGGTATTATGGTTATACTGGTGCTTTTTTGAATTATGATGGGTATCCTGATAGTATGTATCTTCCAGTTGAGCCACCTGCCTTTATGACCATCACCTTGGATAGTAATAGGAAGGTTGTGTTTAATGATTATTTCTGTGATGAATCTTGTCCTGATATAAAGTTTATGGAGTAAATTAAGGTTATGGATAAGGATTTAGGTAGGATTGAGAAGTTATATAATTGTAATATTTTTAAGACTAATCTTGGGGATCAAGATTTTCTTGAGTTACATACTTTGAATGTGCTGACTCATAATAATTTAATCCATATTGAGCATATTTTTAAGCAGTATGGTTTTTATTTTTATAAGATTGAAGCATTGGATGATTATTTAGTTATTACTTATTATAGGAAGTGAAAAGGGGAAGACCCATTAATTGTTTTGAGTACTGAATTTAAGAGTTTTTATAAGACTGTGGGTGGGGGTGAAGGCGATAAATGTTATTACCCTACCCGTTTAGACCCTTATGGTAAGGGTTGTTATTATAATTGTAAGTATTGTTATTCTCAAAAATTGTTAGATTTTAGGGGATTATGGCATCCTAATGATGTTGCTATTGCAAGTATTGATAAGATTAAGGAAACTGTGGATAGTAAAATAAATAAGGGTGATGTTGTTAGGTTGGGTGGTATGACTGATTGTTTCCAACCTTTGGAAGAGATTGTTAAGAATACTTATAACACTATTAAGTTATTGAATAATAAGGGAGTACATTATTTGATTGTGACTAAATCTTCCTTGGTAGCTCAACCTGATTATTTATTCTTAATGGATAAGAACCTTGCACATATCCAAATTAGTGTGCCATCAACAAATGATAAGGTGTTATCTGATACTGATAATGCTCCTTCTTTTAATGAGAGAATAAATACTATTAAGACTTTGCAAGATAATGGTTTTGATGTTAGTATTCGTTTATCACCTTTCTTGTATGAAACTGTTGATTTTGATAAGTTGAATAGTGTTGGTGTGGATAAGTGCCTTGTTGAATTTTTAAGAGTTACTCCGAAGATTAATGAAAGAATTGGTGAGTATATTTCTTTTGAAGATTATAAGGTTAAGGAAGGGGGTTATAGGCATCTTGAGTTAAGTAAGAAACTTGAAGTTCTTGATAAGTTGGATTTCAAGGAGATTAGTGTTTGTGATGATGTTCAAGAGCATTATGATTATTTCAAGGAACATTTTAACCATAACAAGGATGATTGTTGTAATTTAAGGATATGATTTTTTAGTTATGGATGTGATTGATTTATTTAGTGGTTGTGGTGGCTTGAGTCTTGGTTTTGAGATGGGTGGATTCAGGATACCACTTGCTATTGAGATTGATGAGTGGGCATCTGAAACATATAAGCATAATCATCCTTATACTAGGGTTTTGACTGAAGATATTGTTAATATTGTTGATTTGGATGATCTGTTATTTGAAGATGAATCTCCTATTGGCATAATTGGTGGTCCGCCTTGTCAAGGTTTTTCTTTAAGTGGAAATCGTGATAAGAAGGATCCTAGGAATAGTTTGTTTATGGAGTTTGTTAGGTTTGTGAGCTATTTCCAACCCTTGTTCTTTGTAATGGAGAATGTGCCAGGAATCTTGTCAAGCAAAATGAAGGATGGTGAATATGTTAAAGATATCATATTATCCAAGTTTAATGATATTGGGTATAATGTGCTTGTTACTAAATTGGATGCATCTGAATTTGGGGTTCCGCAACATCGTGTGAGAGTTTTTTTCATTGGAATTAGGGATGATTTAGTTTTTGATGAGAATGAGTTGACTCCGAAGCCATTCGTTTTTGGTGATGACCAAATGAGTTTAGCGGATGCTATTATGGATTTACCACAAATCAAGGCTAGGGAAGGTGATGAGTTTCAAGAGTATGGTTCTGTTCCAATGAATCCTTTCCAAGAGTGGGCTAGGAAGGATAGTGATGGTGTTTATAATCATATAGCAATGAAGCATACTCAAAGGATTATTGAGCGATTTAAGAATATTGGGTGGGGTCAGTCTGTGGCTGATGTGGATGAGTGTCATCAACAAAGGAAAAGGGGTGATCCTTCCAAGGTTAGTGGTAAGGTGTTCTCTCAAAATAATATGCGACCTTTTCCCAATAAGCCTTCCCCCACTATTCCTGCGATGTTTCAGAGTAATTTTATACATCCTTATTTGAATCGTAATTTTACTGCAAGGGAAGGAGCTCGGATTCAATCTTTTCCTGATACCTATCATTTTTATGGTAAGCGAATCACTATGAGTTGGGAGAAGAATCTTAGTCAGTATCAGCAGATTGGAAATGCAGTTCCACCATTACTAGGGAAGGCTATTGCTTTGAGTATTGATAATTATTTAGATAAAGTGTTATGAATTATAATGAAGCATTAAAGTATGGTTTGGAGAAACAAGGGATAAGTGTTAAGATTGATGAGATACCTATTAATATTTTTTTAAAGAATACTGGAGATATTTTGACATTATGTTTCATAGAAAAAGAAACAGAAAATTGGTTAGTAGTAGTGGAAACAAACAATCAAGGGGCAGAAGAGATAAGGGTGATTCCAAAGGAAAACATAGAGTATATAAGCATCTGTTACGATTCAGACACCTTAGAAGAAGATAATCCTGATCGTATGTTCCGATAAGTTCAGAATATATGGGGGTTAAATTTTTATGAATTTAGATGAGTTGATTAAAAAATTGGAATTAATATAGGTTATGTTATTTAAGATAAAAATTGAAGATAATGAAGTTTTAGTTAAGGATTTCGTGTATAATCTGAATGTTGAAACAAAGAATACTCTTGAAATAATGGGTGTTTGGCATGGAAGCAAAGATTATGAATACTTGGTTAAACTGATGGGGAAAGAAGTGAGTATAGATTTATTGACTCCTGATGATAAGGTTTTTGCTAAATTAAGTGGTGTTGTGCTTAATAAGATGATATATCATCTTGTTGAAGAAGATGTGGATATTGAAGGTGTATTCCAAGAGTATGATGAGAATACTGATAATATGGGAGAAACTTATTAGAAATGAGTAATTATGAAAGGATAAATTATTTACTGGAAAAATACTCATCAAAACAGCCACAAGAGAAATGGAGTAAGGAAGCCAATCATAAGTATAGGAATTTTAAAATATTGGAAGAACAGTTAAGATTATTTGATCTTATTAATAGTAATTATTTTAGATTGAAGGATTCGCAACAAGATAGGGCTATTCATCTGATTAAGGTGTTGAATTTTAATAAGATTTGTCCAAGATGCACGAATGAGCAGATGATAGTGTTGATTTGTTATTATGTTAAGTGTGAATATGTTGCGAATTATGAAAGAAGAAGATGTCAAAGAGCGTTTGATGATTTTAAGGTTACAGATAATTTATTAGATAAATTTATGGTTTATTTGGCTAATGTTAATATTAATAAAGAATTAGATGAGCTTGGTGATTTCAATGTATAATATTAGGATGAAAACAAAATAATGGTTGAATGGAAAAATTGGAAAACAGTATACAAAGATACTGTTAAAGAAGATAGTCATCATGCCGAAATAGTTGATATTAGTACTGGAGAAGTTTTGAAGGACACTTCATTGAATAGTACTTGGGATTATTCTGAATTGTATGATGTTGGTTCTCGAAATCGTGTTGAGAACAGATATAAGGATAAGATTATTAGGCGAAATAATGTTGGCGATTGCTTCTGCAGTACTGATTGGAGTAGAAAATAGTATTATACGATTATTTCTTTTTAAGGTATTTTAATTCAGATTGGTAGAATGCCCGACTTGTAATCGGGTTGTCATGGGTTCAAATCCCATAAATACCTTTTTTAATCCATAGTAATGGATTATTCATTTGATGGCTTTTTTTCGGATAAGTCATTTCGCTACATTATTAGACAAGGAGTATGAGATAAAAATATGGGCTTAATGTATCTTATTACTCCTAAATCTAATAATTATTATTTTTAATCACTCTTTTTTATTAATTATTTTATCACTTCACACCCATTAAAATTAAAGGAGAACCATATCAAATGGATGAGAATATACAAGGAAACTTATCTACAATCATATTATTAATATATATTATCATATCCCCATATATTGAATCATTAGGCATAACCCAATCCTTATTTATGGAAAGTTGTTATGCTATTATAGGATTAATCATAGCTCTTTGGAGTGCATATAATCCAAACACATTTGAAATATTGGGTAATGGTAAAAAAAGTAACTGTGAATGCAAATTGAATAATGAAGAATCATTATATGATGAATACGAAACTAACATAGATGATGGGGGTTGTTAAATTTTGGAACAAAAATTGGATGAGATACATAAAACTCTCCAAGAATCTTCCCAAAACCATCATTGTATCCATGAAGAAAAACTTGCTAGGCTTGAAGAAAAAGTTAAAACAATTTTCTTACAACAAGATAAGATTGATGAAACCCTTGAATTAATAAATAAGACACAAATTGAATTATTAACTGAAATAACACAACTTAATAGTATAATTAGTACTTTAAAATGGAGTTTAGGTGTGCTTATAGCAGTATTTGGTGGAGTATTCGTATTTGTTCTTTCTGAAATAATAAAATTAATATAAAAATTTTCTTATTGGTGTGAGTTATAGAAAAATGAGTTCAAAGATAAAAAAAATCAAGATAAAGGATATAAAACCTGCCAGTTATAATCCTAGAACAATAACTGATGAAACTAAAGAGAGTCTTCAGAATAGTATTGATGAGTTTGGATTAGTTGATCCTATAATAATTAATTTGAAGACTAATAATATTATTGGTGGACATCAAAGGTTTAATTATTTATATAGTAAGGATAGTGATCAGGAATTATCCTTATTGGAACTAGGAGATATAGGTTGGGTTTATCTTGATGAAGACCTTGAAATAAAGGATGCCGAACATGAGAAGGCATTAAACATAGCACTTAATAAGATAAGTGCTGATTGGAATATTAATTCATTGAATAATCTTCTTGATGAATTAAAATCTTATGAATTAGATGGTCTTACTGGGTTTGATTATAGTCTTGATGATTTTGATTATGAATACATCCCAATAGATGAAGATGATGATGAATATGAAGATGATGATTATGAAGAACCTTCAATAGATAATAGTGTGAAACTTGACACTCCTATTATTGAAACAAAGGATAAACAAGTCACAGAGAAGAAAGGAATAGTCATCCCAAAAGACACAATCTATAAATTAAATAATAACCTAATCTATTATGGTGAATTAACAAAGAATAATGAAGATAAAGCTATAAATTCTTACCAATTCACTAATAATATCTTAAATAATGATGAATTAAAACTTATTGAATCATCACAAATCACAATAAATTATTACATTACTGACTCTGAAAACTTAATAAGAAGAATAATTCAAAATCCTAATATAGAAAGAATCAGATGAAACAAGATCATAGGACAAACACTAAATTTGGGTTAGTTCATAAAAATAATAGGGGTTATTATCGTACTAGTGATAATCAACTGTTACATAGAAAAGTTTGGGAAGAATTTTATGGACAGAAAATCCCTGATGGATATGTGATTCATCATATCAATGAAGATGTAACTGACAACAGAATTAGCAACTTACAATTAATGACTCATGAAGAGCATTTGAGTCATCATCATAAGAAGCAACCTATTCATATAAATACGAAAGTTGGTTTATCTAAAGCAAAAACTACAACTGGTTATTTCAGAGTCACAAAGAAGGAATGTCCTAAATGTAAACAAGGATTCCTTTACAGATACCAGTACTTTGACACAAAAGGACACAGACAAGCAATTACAAGTACAAGTCTGAAGAAATTGATGCTCAAAGTACAAGGCAAAAATTTACCTTGGAAGAAACTAGAATAATGAGAAGAAAAAAAACTAATCCTAAATTAGATAATGCTAGATTTGAAGATTTACCCCCAAATTCCAAATTAACTAGGCAAGTTATAGAAGATTTGAAAACTGAAATCGCTAGGGGTTTGCCAATTTATTGGGCTAGGAAACTTGTTGGTGTTAATCCGAACACTTATCATGGATGGATTAGAAGGGGTAAAGAGAGTGATGACCCTACAGATCCGTATAGGGTGTTCTATGAAGAGATGGAACTGGCTAAAGCCTTATCCATTGGTAGTAGGGTTGAAGTGATTCGTAAAGCCGGGGAAGAGCAGAGTTGGCAGGCAGCGGCTTGGTACTTGGAAAGAATAGATCACGAACACTTTGGTCGGAAATCTGTTATTGATGCTAATGTGAATTCTAATGTTAAACAAGTTAACCTTTCTGAATTATTCAGTAAGGATGAGTTGAAGAAAATCCTTAACGAAGAAACTAGGGATTTGGAAGAAGACTAATATAGTAATACTTTTTTTATGGTGAGTAATAAAGAAGATATAACAAAAGAAGATTATAAAAAGATAGTTAATGACCTTTACACTTTTTACAGAGTTTTCATAGCCAGTAAATTCGCAGAAAACCTACCTGCTCCACACATTAAGTCCTTAAGCAAGGAATTAATGAAAATGACTAATGGGGAGTACCAAAGATTATGTGTATCAATGCCCCCAAGGTATAGTAAATCAAGCCTTATAACAATTAGTTATCCTATGTGGAGAATCTTCCAAAACCCTAATATTAATATCTTAATAGTGAATAATTCTTCAAGTTTATCCGAAAAATTCGGTATTGAATTAAGAGAAAGAATAAGAGAATATGGGGAATTATTCAATGTATACTTGTCTGATGTTAAAAAAAGCCAATCTTATCTTATGTTTGCCGATAAGGATGGCAAATTATATAATGGAAGTATCAGATTAGTTGGTAAAGGTGGGGCTATTACTGGAACATCAGCGGATGTTCTTATTATTGATGACCCTATCAAGGGTACTGATGATTTGACAAGCTCCCAATTGGATAAATTATATGATTGGTTCACCACAGTTATCCTTCAAAGATTAGAGAAACATTCAGAACTCATAATCTTGCACACAAGATGGGCAGAATCTGATCTTATTGGCAAATTAAAACAGAAACAACCTGACAGTTATCGTTTCCTTGAATACCCTGCCCTACTGGATGATGGCTCAAGTTTATGGAAGGAAAGATATAGTGTTGAATGGCTTGAGCATAGACGTGAAGAAATGGGTAGTCGAATGTTTGAAGCATTATATCAACAGAAGCCTTTAGATGAAACTAGTGACTTCTTTGACTTGACCAATATCAAGTATGGCACTCCTGAAGGAGATATTGTAGCATCTGTTCGTGCTTGGGATATAGCAAGTTCAGATAGCAAACTTGGTGATGAGAGAGATTATAGTGTAGGTTCAAAGATGGATGTGTACAGTAGTGGAGATGTTTGCATTACTGACATAAAAAGGGGGCAGTATGGGAATAAGTTAAAAGACATACTGCTTGAAACTGCTAATAATGATGGTATGGATTATCATGTCCTAATCGAAACTGGTATAGCAGGGGCAGGCACATTATTGCAACATGAATATGAAGAAGTGTTGAAGCCTTACATAGTTGAAAGGGCAATGCCAGTTAGGAGTAAAGAAGATAGGGCAACACCATTCCGAAATGCGATACTGGATGGGCATATATATTTCAACATACCAAAATCCCAATTTGATGAGTGCTTAATAGAATTTAAAGGATTTCCTAACTCAACTAAACATGATGACATCATCGATAGTTTGAGTCATGGATATAATTGGCTATGCAGACAAGATAAAGGAACAAAACCTGATTTACTTTTTATAGAATTTTAATTAAAATTTATCATACTTAACAAAATCATTTTAACACTAATTAATAGAATACCATGAATATATTTACTAGAACATATGAAGGATTGAAAAGCAAATTACCTATTCTTCGCAAACCAAGTGTTAATTCAGCATATAATGATTTGTTACTTGATTATTCGTGGATTCTATCTAATCGTAACAAATCAAGTGGTGTAGGTTGGAACACTTATTATAGGGCAGGTCGGAATGTATGGTTGCGAAGTTGTATTAATGTTTATGTTAATGAAGTTCGTAATCTCGGTTTTGATGTGAAATCACCTGATGAAACTCATCAGAATATTGAAAGGGTTAATTATATAACTGATTTATTCAACAATCCGATGGGTGCTTATAGTCAAGACACTTATGCTACTTACCAATCATCAATGTGGCATAGTTTATTACTGCTTGGTGATGCTTTTAGTGAAGTCATTTATGATTATGAATTCAGTAAAGTGCCGATTGGTTTGAAATTCATACCTACTGAATTAATGCATTATTATGAAGATACAGATCAATGGGGCTTCATAAACAATGGCTATCGTTTTGAACCCGAAGAGCTCATTCATGTCAAAGAGCCAGGAATTAGGGGTAGTGTATGGGGGGAATCCCCAGTTGATGTTCTTGCTAGAGATATTACTCTTGATATTCTTGGTAGAAATTTCACTAAAGAAATACTTGAAAGGAAAGGTTTGGATCCTAGTGGTGTTATTGAGTATTCATCCGAATTGAATGATACTGCTTATAATAATGAAATTGCTAGGCTTCAAGCAATGGCTAATAGTAATAGGCGTGGCACTATGATTCTTCGTGGTGCTAAATTCAATAAGGTGGGTATTACTCAAGAAGATATGGAGTACTCTAAATTATCTGCAGATATTCGTGATAGGATATTGGCAGTTATGGGTGTTCCACCTACTAAAGTATCCATTATTGAAACTGCTTCAATTGATTTGGGTAGTGGTCAGACACAAGATAAGCAGTTTAAGAAGACTTTCGCAGGAAAAGCCAAGTTGTTTGAAGATGCTTATAATAAAGTGCTTGGTAGAAGTGCTTTTCGTGAATATTTCAAGTATAGGGAACTTGATATTGAAGATAGGCTTGTAAAGGCACAGATTGATGATATCCGACTTGGAAATGGTTCTACAACAGTTAATGAAGTCAGAGCTTCATATGGACAAGCACCTTTAGTTGATTCTGATTATAATTTATTGAAAAGTAAGCAAATAAGTCAGTATAAGAATGCTCTTCATAGAGAAGGTGTTCTTGATTATCATAAAATGAAATATGAACAATAGGAAAGTAATACTTGATGAAGAAGTTTTAGATAATCTTCTAATTAAGGCTATGCCTAAAGAGTATGAAGTGCTTCTTGAAGGGTATGGTATTGATGAAGATGAAGAAGATTATTTTTACTTAATATTATTGCTTTTGAATGGTCATGTTGATGTCATTACTGAATGGCTTAATTCAAGTGATGGTCAAAGAGTATTAAGTGGTGCTGATGAATTAGGGTTAAACTTTTTTGATAAATTAGAATATAAGATCAGAGAATTCTTGTATGATGGTTTTGTAAATTCTGTTGTTCCATTATTATTATCATGGTATACTGTTGGTAATGCTAATGCTTATAATGAATTGAATATTCAACCCCAATTCACCAATCAGGATTGGTTGGTTTTTGACTTAATTAAACAACAGAATTATAATATCCTAACCGATTTAAGCAAGGATGTTTGTGTTACATTAAGAGATGTGTTACACGATGGCATAAATAAAGGGTTAAGTATAGATGAACTTACTCAATTATTGCTTAATAATGGATTAAGGGGAAAAGGCAAATTTAGTGCAAGAACAAGAGCAGAAATGATTGCTCGTACAGAAAGGAATAATCTTATAAATCAAGCAAGATTAACAGTTTTCAAACTTAATAATGTGGAATGGGTTGATTTTGTAACAAAAGGTGATAGCAGAGTATGTAGTGATTGTGCAGAATTAGAAGCCACTAATCCACACAGATTAACCGAACTTGAAGAATCAGGGAATATTCCAAGCATCCATCCAAGATGCAGATGCAAAATAAGGGCCGCACAACCCCCAACAAGATAAAAAAATAGGGAATAAATAATAATCATTTTAACATTTTCATTACAGAGCATATTTTCAGTTTAAAATCTGAATGCTCTGAAAAAACTATTTAAAAAAAGGAACATAAAGCAACTTTTTTATAACTCACCATACCAATATTTTAAGAAACCACACATTTCTTTTGAAGATTGTCTTCAAAGAAAAAATATTTTTTATCATCTCCTAAACCTTAATAGTTCCCTTTTTAAATTAAGTTGTGGTTTCTTAAAAATATTATATGAGTTATTAATGAATGAGAAGAAAATAAAGATACACAGTTTTAGGAGTTAATTTTTCATTAGAAGTTATTATATTATGAATAAGGATAATAAACAAGAACAGAAGTTTAAGGTTTATTGTTCCACAAACATTAATGATACTGTAACAAAAGAGTATATTGATACTTTAATTAGTGAAGATGAGCCTTTAATCCTTGAGGCAATTGCAAGTACAAACTCTGTCGATATTGATGGGGATTATATGACAAATGAATGCCTTGAAGATATGAAAAAACAAGCAATTGGCTTATCAATATTCTTAGATCATAATCATACAATTGACAAGATTGTTGGTTCTGTTACAGATGTTATCGAAACAAGCTCCGACATTTTTAAAATCAAATTTTCAGTCTTGCCGAAATATGAATGGTACATTACTGATTTATTGGATAATGGCATTAATCTTGGGCTTAGTATCGGAGCAAGTGTCCTTGATTACGAAAATACTGATACTGGTTGGAAAATAAATAAGGTGAAACTAGTTGAAATCAGTATTGTTGGAATCCCGGCTAATTGGGATACTTTTGGAACAGTAAAAACCAGTAAAGAGTTAGGTGAAGTTACTGCAAAATGCTTTAATGGAGCTTGTAAACAAGTTATTGATAATTTAAGTTTATCAGTTGTTTCTGATGTTCAGAAGGACATTGAAGATGGTGAAGAATCAGAGTTAGATAATAAGATTATTGAAGTAAGTACTCGCATCTTTAATGAGTTTGGTGTTGAATTGAAGAAGCAAATCATATCTGAAATCGTTTCAGAATATAATTTAGATGGAAAGAAGCATTCTCCATCCGATGATTCTGATAATGATGAAGAAAAACCTACTGATTCCTCTGATGAGGATGATAAGGAGAAGAATTTAGAAATGGAAAAAGAAGAGATAAAAGAGTTGATTAAAGAACATTCTGTATCCTTGGACACAGTTAAAGAGATTGTTCATGAAACTCTGAAAGAATTAAATGATTTTGAGGTAGAAGTTACTGAAGAAACTCCTATTGTCAAAGAGGAAGAAGTGGATGTGACTAAAGCCGAAGAAATTGATGCTTCTGAAGAAACTGAAATTGAAAAAGAATTTGAAGTTGAAGAAGAAGTTGAGATTGAGAAAGATGCAGAAGTTGAAACAGAATCAGAAGAAACTGAAGCAGAAGTTGAAACTGAAAAAGATGCAGAAGTTGAAATAGAAAAAGATGCAGAAGTTGAAACTGAATCTGATAAAATAGATGTTGGAGTTACTGTTGAAACTTTCGATATGGATGAATTAAGAAAATCCATTAGAGAAGAGTTAAAAGAAGAAGTTTACAAGGATGTCGAATCAGATATCTTGAAAAAGTTATCAATGGAAAGAAATCCTGAACAATCTGCTCACAAACAACCTGATGTTGAGAAAAAAATTGAAGAAACTGCTACAAAAGAAAGCAGTATGACTCCTCGTAAACTGGCAGAATTCCTTATGCATTAAAAAGGAAGAATAATAATTTTACACTAAAAAAATAATAAGAAATACTAAAAATTTAATCATAATACAAGTATATTAAAAACACTAAAAACTATTTAAGGAAATTACATTAATATGAATTTATCTGAACTTAGAACTAGAGCAGCAACAACTGAAGAACTTGCAGAATTACAGAAAGCAATGGATAATAATGTGCAAACTGCAGTAGAAGGAACTACAGTAGCAGGTGCAACTGACAGAGTAGGACAAGGTAGTTTAGCAACTGCAGATGCTATGATTACTGTTGACTATGATGCAGAATTACAAAGATTAGTATCTCACCAAAACCCATTCTTAACCTACCTTGAACAGAAAGGATGTGTCACATCTGCAAAATCAGCTAAGGTTGGTTACAGAGTCAAGAAACAGATGACAACTTCCAGTTTCATCGCAGAAACACAAGACATTCCTGATCATATCCCATCTTACTACGAAGATGAAGTTGCAAAAATGCAAACCCTTGTTTACCCTATCGAAATTTCCGATCTCGCTTGTACTGGTGTAGATGCAATCGACTTACTTGAAGATGAGATCAGAGATGGATTCCTTGATATGGCACAAACCAAAGACAAAGCCATTCTTAATGGTACAACTGCAACCAATGGTTTTGATGGTTTCTTAACCCAGTTAGCAAGTAGTGGTACTCATAAAGAAAGTGCTAATGGTCCAATTGAAAAAGACACCATTGACATTATGGCACAAGAAATCATCGATGATGGGGGTAGCCCTGATGCAATTCTCACTACTGCAAAAGTGGGCAGACAATTAAACGATATTCTTTACCCTGAACACAGAATTGTTGATAAAGTTGATTTAACATTAGGAACTCGTGTAACTGCATATAACGCTCCTAATGGTGTTTCCATCCCTATCATTGTAGACCCTAACATTGACACTACTGATGGAGATGTTTTAGCATTTGTAGACAACAATTCCTTAAGAGTAAGAGAATTAGTTAAACCATCCATGATTCCATTAGCAAAAACCAAGCTCTCTACAAGCAGAGTATTATTCACATACTTTACCTTCTACAACAGAGCAGAATACCGTAATGGTATCATTACTGGAATCCAAGATGAATAATTAGATTAATAATTATTTAATCTTTTTTATTACTTTTTTAAAATTTACACATAAGAAATATTAAAAGGAATAATTTAAGTATGAGTTTCCCAAGTTTCAGAAAAGCAAAAAAGTATCGTGGTGGATTTGAGAAATTTGTTTATGATACATTGAAAGAGTTAAGCGGATCCTCTGATAAGAGTGAAAGCACTCAAACCAATAATAATACTGATAATACTGATAATAACACACCACCAAAGGATGATACTCAAGAGTAAAAAAACAACTTAATATTAATACTGAATAAATGATAGTTAATGTAGATGATGTGAAAATATTATATAAAACATATAATATAAAGAATAATCTTTCAGATGAAGAGTTAGAGCAACTGATACAATTACAATTAGATAATATACTTGGTCAATTAGGCATCAGTTTAGAACCACAAGAACATAATTATACTGTTTATCAGCATCCCCCAAGAATTCCAATAGTTCTTCCTTTGAAAAATATTGTGGGAGTTGACCATATTATTGTGAATGGTAAAAAATTATGTAGAAAGGATTATTTCTTTGATGATCTGAATGGGATTGTACACATTACAAAAGATTATGGTTGTTGTCCATTATCATTTGTCCACATTAACTATATCACTAACCTACCTGATGTAGTCCTAGACAAGTTAAAATCATTACTCCTTGATGTGTTGCTTCTTGTCATCTCTAATGATGAAGATGATAAAGGAATAAAAAGCATAACTGAAGGTGATGTGACTGTAACATATGATAGTGAATGGAATATTTATCATCACACCACAAAAGCAATCCCTATAAAATTTGGAGAATTAAAAAGTTTATTATATAATGACACCGCATTTATGTTATGATTTTTTATCCTAATTGTGAAATAGAAATATATGAACCATCTGAAGCACCACTTCTTGACAAGTATACTGGAGAACCTTTAGATACTTGGGATTTGGTGACTACAGTTGAAGCTGATTTCCAACCAACTACTGATAAAGACACACAACATGAATGGGGTAAGGAATTAGAAGACTTATATAAGGTATATGTTACTGAAGGTACACAAATAACTGATAAATCTAGGATAAAGATTGTTGGTGAGAAGGAAACATATGATGTTGTGGGTTCACCACAACGATGGAATCGTTTTCATCATTTTATTAAAGTGATTGTTCAATTGCAGAGGCATCCTACTTTATGATTGATGTGAAGGTTGAATTAACAGATAGTGGAAAGCATAGATTATCACTCCAACCTTATAAGAATATTAAAGAAAAACTTATCAAGGAAGTGACTGAAGAAATCTATGATTATATTATGATGGGTGGTCTTGGTAGTAGGAAAGGAAGAACACCAAGTGGTGGAGCTCCAGTATGGGAAGTGAGAGCCGATAATGATCCTACTGATGCAATACCAAGAGAATTATTAGAAAGTCATAGAATTAAAACCTTGAAGACAAAAGGTGAAATATATTCCACATCAAGTTATGCATCAGATGTCATAGATGGTATAAGAAGTGATTACTGGGTTTCAAAATATCATACTGCCAAACAAGGTCATCCTAACCCTTACCATAAAAGGGCTGTTGACACAATCCTTGCTTCAAATGTTGTGAGTGATAATCTGAAAAGAATAGTTGATGAGGAAAGGTTAAGATGAATAAGATAAAAAGAACATTCCTTAAACTATTACAGAATAATATCATATATGATGATGATATAGTTCCAGTAGTTATAAAAGATTACTGGTATGATACCACTCCTTGCATAACCATATCAGGTATGGATAGAACAAGGACCAGTCGTAGGCAGAGAAGCACAGAATGTCATCCCCTAGAACAAACACACCCATTGTTTGATTCAGAAAATCCTTATAAAAAATATCCCCATCTTGTTGAAACGATAGGTAGAAAGTATGAGATATGGATAAATATTTGGTGCAATAATGAAAGAGAAAGGGAATTAATCACTAGACAAGTGAAAGATTGCTTGTTTAATTGTATTAATCATCATTATAGGTATTGCATAAATTTTGATAAAGAAACATCCACTTGCAAATATACTGAAGATACTTGTTCTGCATTAACTGATTTGGGGTATCGTGGACTTCGTGGACAATGCTCTAATCCTAATGAATATGGTTATAGAAACTTGTTCGTGAATGCAGGAATAAAGATGAATACGATTCTTTGGGGAGCAGATTATGAGAAGGATGAATATAATCATAAACCCCCTTTGAAAAGGACAATCATAGAACTTGGTTTTGAATATACTGATAAAAAAGTATTCCCAAGCAATCCTACTAATTGTTTAATATCAGACATTAATGGAGAGAATATTATTCCTAATTTGAAAGAATATTATGGCGAAGAGTGAAGAGAAAAAAGAAGTTAAAAAGAAAAAAACTTCTCCAAAAGAAAAACAATTTTTGATTAAGGATTTATTTAAAAAATCAAGCCTTGAAGATGATTTAATTACTGAAATATTAATGTGTAATGGAATATTCCAACCCATTGATGAAGTTGATATTAAATTAACAAAGGCAGAATTTGAAGAAGTTATTACAAATTATAATAATAAGAGGTTATAAGAATAGATGGCTGTAATTAAAGCACCATACATTAATTATACAGAATTAGATAGTAACCCCCTAGCAACTGGTGAAGGTTCAGAGATACCAATTTTTATTGGAACTAGTACAAACACAGTATCAGCGATTACTCGTGATAATATTAAATTGTGCAGAAACATCACCCAAGTTAAGGATGCTATTGGGGAAAATAGTGGTGAATTATATAATAAGGTTCGTGATTTCTATAAGGAGAACAGTTTAAGAATCCTTAATGGTGAATTAGATGTTGCATCACCATATGTTTATGTTTTCGACCTTGGAAGCAATGGTAGTGTAGCAGACTTTAAAAAAGCAGTACACGAATCCAAGGTAAAAAGAGAATCTACTTGTGTGGCATTCACTAATTATGCTACAACTTCATCACTTGAATGGGAAGAATCAACTTTAACAACTCCTAAAAAAGTTACAGAAACAATTACTGCGACTGGTGAAGTAGTTTCAGAACCAACTGAAACACAAATCACAAAAGAGTATGAGTTAGTTAATAACGAAGATGTGGCATTCAGTCCTTTATATCTTGCAACCTTGTCTGATGAGTATAGAGCAGTAATTCAAACTGCATTATCAGGTAATAAGATCACCCCAAATTACAAGACTGCTTTTGAATCTGCTTACAGTTCAGATGCAACAAACTTGCAAATCACATTAATGACTGCAGTTGCTAATGAATTAAAAGAAGAAACTAAGACTGGTATGCTTCGTATAGGTTACTTCGGAGTTGAATCTCAAAGAACAAACGAAACCTTTGATGCTTACCTTGACAGAATCAAAAACATCACCACAAGCATCTCATCCCCAAGAATAGCTCTTATTGAAGCAGAAGACTTTGGAATAAGTATTGCTAGAATCTGCAGTACTCCTTACTATATTGAGCCAGGATATGATGCTTACGAATCTGTTGAAACAACACAATACAAAAGATTCAAAGAAAGAACTCCTGAAGAGAGAGATGCTTTATTCAATGCTGGTTTAATCTTTAACGAATATGATTACACCTTGCCTGAAATCACCCCTAGAATGTGTCTTGGAGTAAGTACTGCTTGGGGAGTGATGGGTACTGATTATGATAATCGTGTCAATGATGCATTATTACACGCTCGAAGAAATGTTGACCATCAAATTCGTGAATTATTCAAAGTAATCGCACCACAACTGAAAAGGAATGAAACAAGTGTCAATTTAAGACAATTAAACACAGAATTAAACTTATGTTTACAATCTGAAGTTGATCTTGGAAGATTACAAGAATACAGTATCGATATTGAAGAAGTGAGTTTCAACCCATACTGCTTGAAGATAAGTGGAAGAATAACTCCAGTCAACAGTACTCTTGCTATTGAGTTTGAGAACTATGTTGGAGCTCCTTATGCAATAGCCACAGATTATATCTAATTTTATAATTTTTTTTTGGAGGATAACAAGAGAAAATGTCAACACTTTTTAATAATGACCATTGTGAAGAATGCCCAAACACTTATGACTTATGTGAAGTGAGAGTCGCTAGTTCTGACCCAAATGTTCCAAATAGTGCAATTATTTGTGAAGGTTTCAAATTCACAAGCAAATTAAGTGCAGAAGCACAAAAAAATTGCAGTTGTTATGAGCCTCATGCTTGGGTATTGTCTGATGTAGAGTATGAATGGGAAATCACTAATCCTTGCGATTATGATTGGTTTGATAAAAGATTCAAAACACAGTTAAAAGACAAATACTCTTTATCCATTACTGGATATGCAATGGATGAGAAAGGAAACTGGGTTGAAAAAGAAACCCTTACTGGATGCATCATAGAAGAAACTGGAAGAGAATATGGGTCTGGAATCACTAGAAGCATCAAAGGTAAAGCATTACATCATAAATTATTAGATAAATAAGATTTCTTACAAAGAAAATAAGAAACATCTTAAGAAGTTATAATCTCATTAAGATTATAACTTTATTTTTTTTAGATATTAACACATATTTTTTAAGAATATTATTAGAAAAAGATAAAGGATAAATGGTGAATTATATATATGGTTGAAGAAAGAAGCGAAATTGAAAAATTTTATATTGAAAGAAGACTCCCTAAAGAAGTTGAAACTTTACCTTATGACTTATTAAGTGATGAAGATAAAAGGATTATTGATAAGATAAGGGATGGGAAGGCTTCTGAATTAACTGATGAAGAAGTTGCTAAAATTAAACAAACAAGAATGGAGTATGATGATACTCTTAAAAAATATGATGCGAACCAAATCATAGAATCCAATCAGATGCTTGAAGACATGATTGGTACAGAACAAGAACTTCTTGACTTTGTTTATGCCGAAAAAGACCCTATAATTAAGATGAACTTACCATTAAAGGGTGGAACAAAATTATTCTCATTCACAGTAAAACCTTTGGAAGATTCAAGAGCAGTTCAATTCTTGGAGCAACATATTGATATCTTCAGAGATATTAGTGATGAAGAAAGAAAAATATATGACAAGGCAAATAATGGTGGAGAATTAAACTCTAAAGAACAAGAAGTCTTAAATCATATTAATAAGAAAATAAGTGAAAACCAATCAAGGTCAACAATGGAAAATATCACATCATTATTGGCAGCACAAATCGAAGAGCCTTCAAGTTTATCTTATGAAGAGAAATTAGACTTTTGGAATAATTTCAACTTTATGCTTCGTGTACAATTGTACAGTAAAGTGATGGAGAAACTTGGACTCACACAAGAGTTCAATGATGATCTTTTTCCAACTGAATAAGACTGTAATTGGTGAAGCATATTTTAGGGTGAGTCAACATTTAGGAGTAACCATAAGTCATGTTATAAAGATGAAGTTTCACCCTGATTATCGTTTATTGCTTAATAAATATTTCAATATCATACTAGCCGAACAAAAGCAGTATGAAGAAATGGAAGAAATGAGAAGGGATATGCCGAACATACCAAATATGTGATCCCTTTTTTTTATAGAAAAAAATAACATTATTATTTACAACCCTTTTTTTATTCTTTACAAAACTTAACAATCTCATCCGAATTAAAATTATAAAAACACTACTATTATGGCAACATCACAAGAGCAAGTATTAATCACAATCAATGCAGTAGATAATGCTAGTAAGGTTCTGAATAGTATTAAAACAACTATCAACCAAATAGCTAGTTCTGCTTCAAAAAGCACAAAAAGAATGGGTGATGCATTATCCCAACCAGTTAAAAGTGCAAGTGGCGAAATAGGTTCTGTTGCAAATCAAACTATGTACAGTTTGAATGGTTTTGGAGAATCTGCACGATTAGCAGGTTCAAAAGCGAATATGAGTTTCTCTGAAGCCGCCGCCACAATGGATAAGTATCATGTGGGCTTAAATCGTGTGACTAATGCAATGACTGGATTATTCGGTACAATGGGATTGTTCGGTATGGCTCATCAATCTTGGGTTCAATCAACTCAAAGACAAACAAACCAAGTATACTTGACTATGCGAAGGGGTACTGAACAAGCAAAGTCAATGTATTCTGAAATTATGCAGATTGTAATGGAACTGCCGGGTGATGATACCTTCATGACTACCTTACTCACCCAAGCAAGTGGTAGAGATTTGACAATGACTAGTCAAAGCATTCGTGAACTTGGTGATGCTATAGCCGATTATTATGTAGCCGCTACTGCTAAAGGGCAATTAACTTATGAAACACAGAGAGAGTTAACCAGTTATATCTTGACTGGTGAAACAAGAATGTTCACTAACTCTGTATTGGCTGCCGAAATAGATTTGCTTAAGAATAAGAATACTGTAACCGAAAGAGCAACTGCATTACAAGAAGCCTTGACCAAAAGTGGTTTTGAAGGGATGGCTCATTATAAAACTGCGACCAACGCTATGGAAGAGTTTAAAGGGCATTTCCAAAAAGCATTCGCAGATATTGGTAGTGCTACCTTGCCAGTTATTCAAGCAATTTTAACATTATACAATACTATTGATGGTCTCTTTAGTGGGGGTATTAGTGCAAGTATTATTATGTTTGCTACTAGTGTTGCTTTATTCACCACATCTTTAGGAGTGATTGGTTTCATCACCCCAATGATAAATGAAGGTGTTCGTTCGATAGTTCTTTTTGCGAATGTTGGAAGGAATGCCATCTCAAGCATTAGAGATATGGGTGGTGTGATGAATTATTTGGGAAGCCACTTTAGAAGTTTAGTTAATGAAACAAGATTATTAATCGAACCAACACGAACAGTAACTGCTTTAACAACATCACAAATATTAACCCAACAAGAACTGGGATGGGCATATTCATTAACAAATAGTGCTTTAATGACTGAAACTGGACTTATTGGGTATAATACTGATACAGTAGTTGCTAATACATTAGCAATCACCCAATTAGATGCTCAACAACTAGCATTAAAAATCACAACAGATGGATATACTGTTTCCAAATGGGCTGAAATCGCAGCTATTGATGCATCAACAATGGCAAAACTAAATGAAGTGAGTGCATTAGTTGGTGTGAGTGAAGCCAAATTATTGGATATGGCATTGACTTCTGAAATGAGTACTGCCGAATTCCTTGAAACATTACAAACCAATTATAACACTATTGCTAAAATAGAGAATTCTCATGCCAACCTTAGTGAAGCAAGTACTAGAGATTTAAGCATAACTTCCATTATAAGGAATACTAGTGCAAAGATTTACAATACTTTAATTAGTGGATTAGAAACTGCACAAATACTATTATTAGGTTCTGCAGAAAAAAGAGAAGAAGTTATAAAGAAAAGTTCCTTACTCACAACACTTAATGAGATCAGACTCAAAATACAGAAAGTAGCAACAACTATCCTTGAAAGGATAGCGATGGCTAGTGTTATTGAAGGTCAAGTGAGATTCAATAGAGAAAAGGCTATAGGCATAATCACTAGGCTTCAAGAAATCGTAACAACAATCAATGAAACTGCGACCAAGATTGCTAATGCCATTGCAACTGGACTTCAAACTGGTGCAGAAAGTTTAAACAATAAAGAGAAAATTGTGGCAGTATTGTTAAGGATTAGAAATATTGCCCTTATCATTGCAGAAACAATAGCCTTTTATGGATTGGCAGGTGTTGGACTGTTACTTGATACAATATTCTCTCCAATGGTTCTCACATTCTTGGCTATTAGTGGAGCTATTCTCCTTGTAGTTAGTGCAGTTGAGAAGATAGGTGAATCATTCGGTTGGTGGACTGATTTCGGAACAATGATTGAAGCAATAAGGTCAGGAATTGGTAGATTATGGGAAGCATTTATGAATTCCGAACCTATACAATTCTTAACTAAACTTATTGATACATTTAGCAGTTTCTTCAGAGGCACATTTAAGGTTCTTAATGATTTTTGGACTAATCTGTTTGGAGATAATAATGGTACTTTTGATTTTGTTGAATCCCTTATAAATGGATTCGGCAAATTATATGATATAGTTAGTGCAGTATTTAATTTCATCTTCCCTATATTCCCATTACTGCAAGGCATAGCCTATTGGATGGAAATATTTGAAGAGGCTTGGGATCAATTTGTTGATAGTTCAGAGTTTATGGAGATGATGGAAGCATTAGGTGAAGTTGTAACTGCATTCATTGAACCTTTCCAAGAATTATGGGAAGCATTTTCTGATGTTGGTGAAGCAATAGCAGAAGCATTTGGTATGGAAGAAGAGAATGCTGACAGTACCAAGGAAGATATTAATTGGATTGTTGGTGGTTTGAAGATGATTGCTAATTTCATTAAGAATTATATTGCTCCTGCTCTGAAATTATTAGTTCAATTTGCAATGCCTTTATTATGGGCTATTCGTGGCATTACTGGAATTATTGGTTTGTTTACTGGTAAAGATTATTTCACTAATGATACTGCAGTTAACTCTCTTAATAGGGGTGTGACTAATTATTCAACTGCAACCACATTAACTAAAGCAAGTAATGTTAATACTAGGAACAATAATGTTATTATTAACAATAATTTCAATGAAGGTTCTGTACAAGCAAAAACAACAATGACAAATGAAGAATTTGGTAAAGGAATGACATCCTTATTAGGTTATAATAATGTTTATGGTGTAGGGGGAATAGGTTATAGATGAGAATTGATGTTATAGACCCTATTTATTTTAGCACTAGTAAAAAAGGCACAACCACTAAAAAATTAACATCATCTGATAATATAGAGCCTAGTGCAGATAGTAAGATAACTCATCTTCCTTATAGCAATCCCCTTGGGGTTGTTAAAGTCAGTAAGGATTATGTGTATGAAGGCACTCCAGTAAAAGCAGAATGTGGAAAAGGAGTGGAGATTGAAGGTTTCCTTTTCTTGCCTGATGAGTTGAAAGGGAATGAATCATATAGAAGGCGAAATTATCAGAGAACTAAAATAATGAGTGGTGGTGAATTTGTGTCAAGAACATCATATATTCCAAGGGAATATAGTTTCACCACTTATTTCGATGTTGAAGAAGATGAGCCATACCATTATGATGCATTATTCACTATGATGGAGAATAAAAAATGTAAGGTGATTTCACCATACATCTCAAGTAACCCCTTCTATGCTGCTGTTGAGATACAGAAAACACAACCAAAAAGCACACCATCTGCTATTAAAGTTGATGTGAAATTAACAGAGATTCCTGATGCGAAACTTCGCATAAGTGGTGATGAAGAGATTGTTTATCCATCCACTACAAAACTTTCAGAGGCTTGGATTAAACTCAAGGAAGATACTGAAGTTAAGGGTAAAAGTGGTAAGAATGGCAAGGATGATGGTAAGTTCAAATATGGTAGTGAAGGAACTAGTAATTTCAAATGAGTGAAGCAGATAAAAAAGGTACTGTTGGTCAGACAAGTGATCCAGTACAAAAACCACATACAATTGATGAGATTGTTCCTGAATCAACACCATTAATCATCCCTTACTTTGAAGTATATCGTACGAATGAACTTGAATATGTTGAGTATGAAAGCCCTTATTTGAATCAGAGTGAAACTAGTGAAAGTACTGATGAAGAAGGGGAAGGTTCTGAAGAAGGAAGTGGTGGAAGTGGTAATTCAAGGGCAAATGAAAGTAAATTATGGACTGATCTTGCTAATCTAATATGGCAATATTATTCTAGATTAAAAAAAAAGGATGATTTCATCAGAGATCTTAAAAGTGCTGAAGTAAACTGGACAAGTATTGCTAAACAAGTGAATAAAAGGGGAAACCCACATAATGGGAAAAAACAGAGTGATTTTATTGAACAAGTTCTTCGATTAAAAGAAGCCTATTCACATATAGATAGAAGAAGTTATTCAAACACTAAAAAGATAGTTATAGCAGGGGGTAAAGTGATTAATACATCTCCCAAGGCACAGAAACTGATTAAAAAAATGCAGAATGCTTCATACTATGACCCTACCAGTAGAAATTATAAACCTGATATAGTAACACAGAGAGCAGGTAAATTATTGTATGGCATTTCCACTATAAGTAAAAAAGAGAAATAATAATTTAATTTAACACTTCTTATTATGCCAAGCACCGAAGAAGAAAACACCCAAAACACCCAAGAACAGAACACCGAAGAACAAAACACAGAACAAACCACAGAAGAACAGAACACAGAAGAAGAACAAAACACCCAAGAAGAAGAAGAACCACCAACCTACCACCCCCACAAAGGCAAAATAATGGGGATAAAGCAGTATACTAATATTAGTAGTTTAAGTTTTGA